TTATTTTGTCTCCGCATTTAATGTAATTTTAGTAATGAGATAGTCGGGATTATCTGTATCTATAATCTCTATACCAACTACCCTTCCTCTACCTAAAAAATCTCGACCTATATGTACCATAGGCCCACCATCAAAATCAACATAAGAAATAGCGTGTTCGTTTTCTCCGCCTAGTCTTGTATGATTTGCAATTCCTTCTACTAAAAATTGATTTTCATTTATTTGGGTGATTATAAATTTACTTTTAGAAGATCTAGTTATACTAGACACACACAGCCTCACTGTCGAGTACTAAGTCTTTGTTATTTTCTGACGCTAGACCTATAAGAACGTCTTGTAATCTTTGATTCTCTATTTCTAGTGCGGAAATAATATTCTCGGCTTCTGCTAGGGCTCTATGAAGATGCTTAACTTTATTAGCCAACTCATCTGCAACATAACTATTTAATGACTTAACAACCATAGCAATATCTCCTAATAAGAGAGAGAAATTATTGTGCTAATATATTTATACACCTTGTTTACTTTAGATCTAAACCATCCAAAAAATTTTTTAAGTCGATTAACTGCTTATTATTTAACATTATGGCATCTGCATACGGTTTCTTCTTAACTAAAACCTGCCAACAGTATCTAAGTCTCTGCCATATTGACATCTTATCTCTAATTGCGACATTGGTTTCATAGATAGCAAAGTCAGCCATTTTAATTTCATGGTCATACTCTATAAGAAGTATTTCACTTCTACAATCGCATGGAATGAATAGGGTCTTATTTTCCTTTAGTTTTGTCACGCTGCCCATGTTTAAAAATCCTATCGTAATTTTTTTCCCAGGTTTTTTGATCTACACTTTTTGGTCTAGGTTTTGATCCTTTGCCATTCTGGCTCATGCTTGATCCTCCAGCACAAAACTCCAGTATCTACTATCTTCTTTCTTTTGCAGATCATCCCAGTAAATAGATCTGGCGATATAGGATGGAATTTTATGCTTACCACAATTCACCATCCAGTGTCGCTCCATTTTCTTATACAAGCCTGATCCAACCTTACTTTTATTATACTTGAGAGACTCAATATCGTAAAGTCTAAGTTGATGTACGTCACCACAGAGTACCCTTGCCTCATTAGGATGAATCATTTCTAAGGCAAAACTAATTTTGGCTAGACCAATACCACTAATCTTATTAAGTATGCTATCACGCTTCTTAACATGATACTTTTTGGTAGTAAAATAAAAGTCTTTCGGACTTGCCCAAAACTTGGTGCTAAAATCCCAAATATAATTGGTACGATTATTGTGGAGTCCAACACCGCTCTTATGGAGTTTTTCCAACAACATATCTTTACTGTCTACCCATTCATGGAAATTCTTGATAGCATTATATCCCTTGACATTTCCTTGCCAAGTGGTGTGTACGCTGCAATAGGCAAACAAATAGCGTCGAAAAATATCGTCGTTGTTCTTGGGGCGAACACTCTCCCAATAGTCTTTATATGCGACTATCTTATCTTTAGGAAAGTTCTTAAAAAATTCGTCTGCCTTAGATGTATTAATTTCTACAACAGGATTGCTGCTAACCGTATTCTCAATAATCATGTATAGTCTCCAAGTGGTATACTGCGATTGTACGCTAATGGTATCGTCTTGTCAAGACCCGTTTCTTTAAACGGTTCTCTCAGACCCATGCAAAATCTTAAAAGTTGGGAATCTTAAACTGATCCCACCCTCTTGGTTTTTAGTCTCTTCAAAATATTGGACTGTGATAATTTTACCAAGAATTTGCTTAGGATTTTGATAGAATTCTTGTCTTTGGTCAATAGCGAAACCACTACCAACCCTAACCGTATATCCCTTATGACTAATCATAACGCAAGAAAGCATCGTTTCCTCACATTCCGCACCATCTTTAACATAGCGAAATGGCCCCATTTCAACGTCTATAACTTCATATTCGTCATCAAAGAAACTTTTAAACTTAAGAAGGTCTTTGGATCGCTTACCTTTATATGCCTCATCAGCACGAAGCATTAGACCCTCCCAACCATATTCCTTGGCTTTTCCTGTCCATTCAGCAAAATGGTCATCGTCTTTAATAAGTTCTTGACCAAGCACACTAAGACAAGCACAGGTATTATTTCGCATAACTTCTCTCAGATTATTATAGCGAACAGAATATGGACGATTCTTCTCGCCTTTCTTGCTATAAAATTCATCGTGAGTAATCATATCAAAAATCTTAAAAGACGGATTAGGGATCGTATGATCCTTCTTTTTCAGTTGCTTCATCACTCCTTGAAAATCTTCATTGCCATCTTCATCTACAAGACAAAGTTCGCCGTCAAATACTACATCAGTAATCCCCAAAGCCTTAATGCCACCACTAACAATACCAAGAGTATCAAACTCTTTTCCCGTACGGGAATAAAAGGTAGTGTTGCCATTAGAATCAACAATAGCGACACATCTAGCACCGTCAATTTTTCGGCTAACATACCAACCGTCCTTCCAGTTTACAAGTTTAGGCTCGTATTTATCTGCAAGAGCAACACTAAACTCTGGAATATGGTCAGGAATTGCTTTGTTGATAATTTTATCACCGGCACGGGTTTTCAAATCCTTGTCAATAATACAATGAACCAGTTCCTCATATTCCGAATAATCATCTATAAATGTATTGACAGCCCCGATAGCATCGTGACCAGTAATATTACGACTCTTTAGATCATCCAAAAGATCAAACAGATTTTTATAATGCTTACCTCTCAAAGAATTCTTTTTCTTGAGATTATCACTGGTGACATTATACTGCCACAAAGGATGATAGGTATAGAGCAGAATTTTCTTCGTAAAAATTGCGTTTTTGGTATTGTCTCCGCAATAATCTTCAATAATTCCTTGCTTGTCTATGGTGCTGCTAGTCGCCCTAAGATCACGAACCATACCCCAAACATAATCAAAATCGTGAGTCATCCAAAAAGTCTCCTGTGTGTTCAGCGTATTGTATCATACGCCAATCCTATTGTCAAGTATCGACTGTTTTCTTCCGTTTCTTGAATACATTTGCTAACAGACCCACTAAATCGCTTCCAGTGGTTTGAAACCAACAAGGAAATATAGCATGAATCATTAAACATAGTCCAGCCACTAAACACACCACACCATGCATCCAAGCAAAATGAAAATGCTGTAAATAAGTCATGTTGTTTTCTGTAAGGTGTTCTTTAATCTTGTTCATGTTGTCGCCTCGACAAGAAATAGTTCATAGCATTAACAATGCCGCTTAAATCATCACCTAATTTACCTATACCAGTATTACACTTATCACATAGCCATCCTCTAAAAGAATCATTCTTGTGGTCATGATCCAAACACCATTTCATCGGGACTTTTTTGCAGCACTCGCATACCTCTGGTTTTTCTGGTGCTTTCTTATGTAATTGATTTCTTATCTTAGAATGTTTCTTTACGCATTTTTTGCATCTTGTATCAAGATTATCTTTGTACATAGTATGCTTAGAAAAACTTTTTCTGTTTTTACGTTCGCCACAATATGCACAAATTTTTCTAGACATTTTTTATATCTTTAATTAAGTCATTCATATTTCTAAGATTAATAGCCTCTATAACATAAGCACCATGTAAAGACTGAATTGGTCCATTATATGTAGATTTAGGCAAATCTGAATCTTTGGCCCATCCTACCAAATGACATTTATAGGGACGCTCTTTAGGAACCAATCCTAAAACATATATCCAATCATCATGTCTTTCTTTTGGCCTAACTAATAGTCTATAGTTTAGTGGATTGCTAGAATATCTCATCAAACTACCTTTAATATCGACATTAGATAATCCTATTATATCTACCCCACCATCTCCTTGTTTGGGATTTTTATTAGCCTTTTCCCTGGCTTTAATATAACCCTCTGAAGATCCGGTCAGAATTATAGATCCACAAAATGTAGAAATTTGACCAACGAGTTGATCCTCTGACAAATTATTATGTCTTTGTTTAGATGATCTAAATTGAGATTTGCCACCAATCTCTGCTAGTTTAGCATTGCTAATAATTAAATCGGTATACTTTATATCGACTGTGTGAGTAATCACATCTTTGTCTGTAAGCATTAGATTATTTTTTTGTATTTTTTTTATCAGATAAAGGTATATCTGTGAACTTGCTAAGTTTTTTTGTTAGTTTATTAAAATACTTATCTTCTATCAGATTTTCAATGTCTTTGTCTTTGTGTTTTTTAAATTTTTTGAGTGCTTTTTTCCAGAAACTCATTCATTTTCCTTAATATTAATGATGACTTTAAAGTGGAGACGAGGGGAGTCGAACCCCTGTCTTGAGATATTTCTAATTACATCTTCTACAAGTTTATTTTGTTCATAAGTTTTAAGAAAGATTAAAGTACAAACAACATTCATCTTTCCGTACCAACTAATCTCAGGCTAGAACCCGTTGGCTATTCTAGCAGCCGAAGGATTTTACGACAATCTTTTGAACGCTACCTTCATCGCTTTCTAAGATTGTTGCTGTTATTTAATTAAGCAGCAAGGGCTAACTGAGTTGTGCCAGTTAAAGCATTTAATCGACTTTTAGAGTGGCCGGTCGATCAACCACTACTTGCTAATATAATTCTCCATATCCAATCGATACCGTTACGTCCCCGTATTAAATAATACACTTTCTACTATACGATTCCAATATATGTTCAATAATTTTGTCCATATATTCTTTACGTTTTTGTTCTCTTTTTTCTACTAAAATGTCCCTAACTTCTGTTATAATTTTCTGCTGTTTTTCTATATGATTAAATAATAAAATATTCATACCAATAGATATTGATAATACTCCCAGCAGCACCAATACTAATGGCCTATTCATAGATTATTATAGGACAGGTTTTGTAAATATTCTTTTTTCGATAGCCACATATCATCTAGATAACTGGTATTAGGTTTGACCCCTTTATAGGCCAAAGAACACCAGAGAGAATTTCCGCTAATATAGCATCTGCGTTGTTTAAATGAAAAACGAAGATACCATAACCTATTGCGTAAAATCTTATTTAGACTAGTCGAGAACATATTTATTCCTTAATATTGTTTTTATATTCAACCAATAACTCTTCACATTTCTTCAAGCGATTAACCATATCTTCGCATCTTTTACAGAAATCTGTGGAGATATATTCTTTGAGATAGTCTATTTCTTCTTGAATTTTATCTATATTATTCATATTGGGTTTTTGACCAGAATATCATGTTGTTACTTTCGTCATCCCAAGCACACTCTATTTTATCTGAGCCAGCAAGTTTGGCAAGTCCGACTCCATATATCATATTCATGATAGTTTCGATAATGAGATAGTGCTTTTTTTCAGATATATAGTGTTTGTGGTTTTTGATCCTTGTCTTGGACAGAACCAAGTTTTCTACCTGCTTAATAGAAACATAATTATCTAGATCTTCTGAATGATTTTCCGACATTTGTTCTGCGGCAAACTCTCTAACACACTCAGAGTATTGCTGAATATCATCAATCAACATCATAGATTTCTTCTTCTTCATGATTTTATCCTGTGTATTTTTTTAGACCATTACCGCAATCATGTTCATTAGTTATAGACTTTAAGATATATTCTAGATTGTATTCGCCCCTAGCCAACCATTTGGTATCGTTCTTTAGTGCTGTCAGAATTTGTGGCATAATATGCTGATAGAATATTTCATATTTCTCAGGATACTCAACCTTAATCAAATTGTCAATAGCACACAGAGAATCCTCAATATTCTTAGACAAAGACTTTATCTGTTGAATAGCGGAGGTATCTCTAGACATTGGCCTCTACCTTTGGTTTAAGTTTGATAATCTTGTGCTTAATTTTCCAAACACCAGTCTCTTTATTCTGTATATCCGGCCCCATATAAATGTGACAGAATCCTTGGTGCTTGTCCAATCCCCAAGCCTTAATCCCATGAGCGTCAACACCCTCTACAACAAATCTTCCTCTATATCCCATTGGAATGAAGTCGCCAGTAGACAGATGAACAAAATATGGGCCTCCATTCACCTTGATACGCTCACCCTTGACCAATTCTTTCCAGCAAAAGTCCTTAACTACCTTGGTATTTCTAGCCTCTTTGCTCTTAACCTTAAATGCAAATGGAGTATTGCACTTTTTACACATATAGGCTCTAGGGCCAGTAATAGCACCGCATTTGGTACAAGCCTTTTTACCTTTGCCGATTCCCATAAATCTACTCTCCTGTGTTTGTGTTAGCGATACGCCCTAATCATATCATGCTTATCGGCTTTGTCAAGTGGTAGCCTTGAAGAATTTCACAAATATCCTTCTTTTTCTGCTTCTTTATCTGACAATGTTCTCATCCATGCACGAATAGGCTCTCCATTATCTCCCTTACGTTGATTTCTTAGTTTGCCAGCCGCTCCACTAACTTCACAAGTATTATAACTCATATTTTCTGCAAGGTCTATAGCGCCTCTGATATAGTCATCAGCACCATAACAATAGGCTCTTAGTCCACCAAATTTTTCTTTAATTTGACTCCACCAAAAGAAGTCCATATTCTTATTATTGCTAATATTCCTATCAATCCGACCCTGTACCACATAGCACAACCTATCTATGATTGTATACCAACCATCACCGCACTCAATATAAGACAGGTTCTTAAACTGTGCTGGATACTTACTTACTAATTGATTTGTTAATTCTGGACTCATCTTTTTTATCTGGCTCTGGTATAATGGTTAACTTGCCGGGATTATAGTGACAAAAATAACTATTACGTATTCTCTTCTTAATTAGATTATCTTCCTCAATCTCAATATAAACATTAACTCTATAGCGATTTTCAAACACATTAATAATTTTGGTCATTAAAAAATGTTTGGGCTTTCCTACCTGTTTAAACAGCAAATCTTCTATTTCTAGTTCGTTCATTAATTAAAATCCTTTATGTCTGAAAATAAACTATCGATATTGGTAAGTAGGACTAATTTTTCTTGATTGGTTTTATCGGAAATAATATATGTGTCACAAGAATATTCATCTCCTGTTGATGCGTCATGTATAATTACCGGATTATTCCAATTAAAGTCTCCAAAATTTTTTACATTATTCGCTTTCTCATACAAGAAATTATATAATTCTAACCATGTTATTTTATTCATTGTTATCTCGCACGGCGGTTTGCTCTGTTTAATATACGAATTGTTTCATTGGCGTTGGCAGGAACCATCACCAAACTGGGTGCTGTTTTATGTCCCCAATCCATAAATCCCACAGCACGTTGTTCTGTCGAACATTCCTTGCATACTAACGGTCTATTATAGTCTTGCAAAAACTCAAGTCTGTCACTATCTATCATACTCTGACAATATCTACAAAGCATAGAATACTCCTAAAGGCGGGTGAGTACCCCTTTATACCACTCTATCGGCATTTGTCAAGAGATTCTTTAAAAGTTATGACCACAGGTGGTGGCGTATTTTAATCAACTCAATCAGCATAGCAGTATCTTCGTTATCGTATTTATCTTCTATTTGTGTTAGTTTTTTCATTGCTTGATTCTGTTTGCTTTGTTGTTTAGCAGAGAAATCTGACAAACTTGATAATTCACAAACTTTAGACCAGCCACTTGCTTCGTATGGGTCTGGTCTATTAGGTCTTTTTTTTGTCCACCATTCATATAGTTGCTTAATTTTTCTTGAACCCTTAGCCTGTTGACTCAATACTCTCTTTCCATTAGGTAGTGTATCTTTAAGGTTTTTGGCCCATTTAAAATAATTATATGCTGCTTCAACACAACGACCATTCTTAAATGTATATTTCTCTTTAGAATTAAAGTTGCCCATATGAGCCAAGTCTTTTTCTACAAAATCTACTAATTCGTTAAACAAAGCATGAATAATTTTTTCATCAAACTCATAGTAACCCCCAGGCTTAAAGCCTGTTTTAAGATAATGAGTTTTACTTATCCAGCGATTACTGACATAACAATCTATGGTATGGTAAATGTCGCTAGGAAAATATACAATATTTTGCAGCCATTTCAGTCCAGTATCACTCAACCAAAAACGTATTGGTCTTTT